AAACAGCGTGACAAATCCAGCGTGTACTGCTTGCCATGCATCAGTATAATGCTGTGTTGAATCTTTAAGTCCCAGATCAATAATTTTGTTAGTGGCTCTTTGGTGCTCCCTTTCCAAATCCTGCCAGATTTGATCCGCTCTTGCTTTATCTATCAGTCCGGCAGTAAAGGCATCATTGACTAACTTGCTTCGTCGAGCGAGTGAATCATTCAGCCGTTGTTCTTCGGACATCAAAGAGAACTCAATATCTGCAACCCCATCGAGCAGTAGCAGTCTTTTTTGTTCTTTGGCTTCCTGTAGTTGTTTTAGTTCTTCGTCGCGCAGTAGTTTTGCTGCATCCCATTTTTCTTTCTCCGCTTGGGCTAAAGCAGCCCAGTCCTCAATCGTTGCATCTGTTATTACCTTGGTGACTTTGTAGGTTTCTTCAGCAGCCCCTTGAATGAGAGGAGCGTCCTCAAGGATTTGATCTTTCATATCCTCTGCCGCCTTCTCTGTGTCTCTAAACCCCCCTGCGAGCGCAGCAAATTCTATTATTGTAAGTGGTTCCAGTGCCGTGATCAGATTCTTCGCATTGTCTGTTGTGGTTTTGATCTCTTTGCCTAGAGCGGAGAAGCCTCGGTGATGATTGATGATGGATGCGGTCAGCTTCTTCATATTAGTGTCTACGGTTGACACCTCTTTGCCTATCGCGGAGAAGCCTTGCTGATGCGCTAGGAGGATTTTTGTAAACTTCTCATAAGCCCCCGTAGGCGGTTGTTCCCAACCACCACCCCCCGATTGCATTGCCTCCTTCTGCGCTCCTGCCAAGAGATTGAACGCTTCATACAATCCCATCGTGGCGGCAGCAGCCAATGCAGCCTGAGGCCCAAGCACACTAAACAACTTAGAGGCCAACCAAATCTTACCAACCGAGATCAGTACGTCAGCATTTTTTACAATAAATTTGAACGTATCGAGCAGGGCGGTAGCAAACTTTTTAGCACCCGCAATCGTCTTGGGGTCGCGCAGAGTTGCTGTAATTCCTTCGACGACTTCCGTTGCTTCTTTAAGGATACCTACATCTGCTATAGCAAGCTGTAAATTAAACCAAGCATCCTCCATCATGCTCACACTTGAGGTGAACGTCCCCTGTAATGCGTCTGTTGCCCCTTTTGCATAAGCAGTGCTATCCCTCCACATCCCAATGATCTTGTTTTTTGTCTCGGCTCCCGTAGAAGCAACGCCCTGCTCAAACCCAAGCATTGCAGCAACGCCTTTATCCTTGAATAATTCTGCCGAAGCAATGCCAGAAGAAAATGCACGTTGTAACTGTCTTGCAACCTCGTCATATTCTAAACCGGACGCTGCCGCTATATCACCTGTGATCTCTAAGATTTCATTGAGGTCTTCAATGTCTGGGGTAACGGTGGCTAAGTTGCCAACTGCGCTTTGAATATCTGCAAGAGAAAAGGGTACTTTCTTCGCAAACTTGTTCATAACCTTAAAGGCTTCTGTTGCATCTTCAGTCGATTTGAACAAAAACCCAAGCTGAATTTTGAGATTTTCTACAGAAGAGGCGGTGGAAATAATGCCCTTTACAATACCAATCGCGCCAAACGCAAGCATCGCGCCTTGTGCAGAAAAAATTGCATCTTTTGCTTTTTTTGCTGAATTCCTGATTCCAAGGATTGCGTTTTTTGCTTTACTTGCACCAGCAATCGCCCCTTTCGGGTCAACCTTGATTCCTAGTGTTGCAATACTATTTACGGACATTTTTAGCGTTCTCTCTTTTAGCGTTCTCTCTCTCTATTTTGAGATATGCAATCCACCCATGAAACTCAGTTACAGATATTTTTTCGATCTCTTCTACTGTCTTGTGCAACCGATCCGCAAGAGCATACTGATTGAACTCATGCGGATCGGATTTTAGTTTCCCACCTGCTCCTCAACGGTTTCTGACTCTGACATCGCTTGAGCAATCCTTGTGACTACATCTGGAGATACTCTGTGCATAAACTTTTGTTTATCAGACAAGTCAAAAACTCTATCGCCTTGCTTATTCATCGCCTTCATAATGACAACCCTTACTACAAATTCAAGATCGTCTTCTTTTGCAAACTTATAAATCTTCTTCTTTTCCGCTAGAGTGAATGGTGTTGAGAACAAAACTACTGGCTTCTTTGTTTCGTCATCTATCCATTCTGGAACTTCTATTTCAATAATAGCTTTACTTTCAAAATGCTCAATTGCAATATCTAAAATAGTCATTATCACTCCGATCTAACAATGCCGAAAGAGAGAACGTAGGCAGGGAGCTTCGGATTACTCCTTTTCGGGTTAAACCCTAGCCCACGCAAATAGATCAAACCGTTGCCCAAGAGATCGCGCCATTTATCTCAAATGAGAATGATGCTTCCACCATGCCATCAAAATTAGCACTTGTTCCCTTGCTTACAATAATTGCACTTCCTGATGCATAAGTATCGCCAGCACCAGCACCCTCTGGGTAAAGATTCAAAGTAACCTCAGAACCGGGAGTCATCGCCACTTGTGCAGTATCCGCTTCATCCCAATAGCAACTCATTGATCCTGATGAACTAAGCAATCCAGCTTTTTTGGTTCTTGCGGAGTCGCCCATAGTTGTATCTTCAATAGTGTCTGCGGTTTCATCAAGGCTGAATTCTCTTACCTCTGCAACAGTATCCGACCCAACCTTTACCACTCCATCTGTTCCCGTATGATTACCCATTTTCATTTACCTCTTTCTTGGTTAGTTTCGCCTTAACAGGCTTAGTTTTACACTTTGGCTCGGTACTCCACCCAAAGCTCTTCAGTTCATCCACTTTGCCGGGATGAGCATTAATAGGTTCGCCCCCTTTTGGGGGATAAAGAACAATACTCTTCATGTTTCATCTCTCCAGTACGGTATAGATACATTTAGTTGATGCCAGTCCTGATGGTATCCAAGGTTTTCAATACTTGCGGTTCTGCAAACAACGTCATCAAAAGAGCTATCTTCAAATATCCCGGCAAGAGTATCTGCATAACCTTTCCCGGTATTGCTACCTTGATTCTTTGGGCAGAACACTTGAATAACTATTACCCCTGTATGCCTTTTTTTTGCCTCAATCGTTCTATATAAAGTCTCGCCATTTAAGATCGTCAACCGCACCCATGCGGTATTATTCGGTGGGTCAAAATCCACATTGTCATACGCAATATTCGTAGTAGACCAATTTGTATTAAGCCTCCCCTCGATACTTGCTCTTTCACTTACCCATGACATACTTACTCATTCCTACTTTTAATTCATTCATCGTTACACCAACCATGCCGTGGGGAGCTTGCTTGCTCCAACCATGCTCCAACCTATTTATGTATGGCAAACTATTCGTTATGTAAATCGCCTTAGTCAACCCAGTATTTTTTGGGAGCATTGGGCTTTTTTGCATCACAGACTGCGTAGTAGTGTCATCAATATTTCCCACAGATAGATTCCAATTAGCCCTTGCTCTTCCGGTGTCCACAGGAGTTTTCTTTGTAACTCTTGTGTAAGCATCCAGAGAGATTTTCCTGACAACAAGATTAATCTCTAAGCCTGCATCTTTAGAGAACTTTTCTATGTCTAGTGCAAAGGTCATCCCATTCTCTCGCCAATTATTTGATATGTAGCCCCTGCCGGATCAAACGAAATCTGATTAACGCTATATACTTCCCCATCTCTTACTATTTGATCGTTTGTATCGGGTGTCCCAGTAATATCTGATGCCTTGATTGTGAACTCTAAAGCACCACCATGCTCTGTCGTTATAAAGTTTTTATCGACAGATGAGGCTTGGGGTTGCTGCTGAAAGCTACGAGGTGTCACTATCGCCTTTATTGATGTGTCAGAGTCCGTATGGGTAACAACACCACTTGACGTAGTATAACTACCCGTTGTTCTCTTCCTGAAGGTAATGGTTTCTGCGATATCACCAACAGCAACAAACGCTGAATCTACTGCGGAAGCAATACTTGAGCGCAAACCCATTATGTTCTCAATACAGTAGCAACGCCGAATTTGGCACGTTCATGGATAACCCCCCAGCCTCTAAGCATTTCACTAACAATACTGGGCAATACATCTGCGGTGTCAGTCTT